ACGATGCGGATGTTGCATATTGGTAGTGCCTCTGCCTTCCAAGCAGAAGGGGTCAGTTCGATTCTGATCATCCGCTCCAAGTCTCTATCGTCTAGTGGCCTAGGACTCTGCCCTTTCACGGCAGCAACACGGATTCGAATTCCGTTAGAGATACAATACCTCTGTAGTTCATTTGTATATTTATACTAAAGGTATGTAGTGTTGTGCAGGATGAACGTTATCGCTTATAAATCTTAGTGGAATTATGTCGTATGCTATTGTTATTCTTTTTCCATCCCAGTCCCAATCGCCCATGGCGTGAGGGTGACCCATCTCAGAAAGTATTAGCCTATTGTTTAAATTTTTATTTTCTATTGTTTTATTTTTGTCATTTTCTATCATATAAAACGTTGAGGAAGGTTCAGCCTTGACACAATAGTAGCCATGAAAATATGGAGCCCAGGGTCCTCCATGATCGTGCCAATTTAATTTACCAATGTTTCTGTCATTAATGTTAAACCAACCTTGGACCATATACTTCTGACTTTTAAAATCAATTTCATAATACTCACAAGCCTCTTCTACGGTCTCTTTTAATGAAGAAAAAAGGTTGTATATCTCTTCATTGTAGAATTGAAAAACATTATATTCTCTCCATTTTACAGTAGAAAGACTTCCAGAGTCTACCCATGGTTCGTTATCTTTAAAATCTTTTATTCCTCTTAATGACCCATTTTCAATTTGAGAATACTTTTTTTCTAAGAATGCAGAAAGTTTGTCTAGGTCATTGTTTAAAAATCTTTCAAAGAACTTATGCTCTTTATTATGTAGTCTTGGCTTGTTATATGTATTGTTCATACTTTACTTTTTAGGATGTTTTGGTTTATATGGTTCTATTTTAGATTTAATTCGACCATCTTTATATAATCTTACAATCCATCCATCTTTAATTTGCATTGGATTAAATGCTGTTGCTTTTTTCTTTGGCATTATAGAGAGTGTCTTTCTGTTTTATTTCTTGTATAATCTTTTCCAAAATCAGAAAATAAGGCCTTATCTTTTTCACGATTAACTATTGATCTTGACCAAGAGAATCCTGCGTCTCCACCCCATGCTAACCACATTATGTATCCGTTAGATGGGTTTGCTGAGTTACCCCAGTCTTTACCTTTCTTGTCTACTTCATGGCGTGAGAAGTATGAATACATTCTTTTAACAGTACTAAGAGAAATAGTTTCTCCTCTTGCTAATTGTCCTGCACGAGTCCAGCCAACTGCAGTTCCTGCACCATTAGCCTTTCCATCTTCTTTAAATTTAATTGCTCTACGAGCAGCAGATCTTGCTCCTGCTGGTGGGGAATATCCTTCAGCCTTTGATACTGTGTCAATATCGTATTCAACTGTATCATCATCTTCAAATAGATCATCTGCTTTTGCAGCAGGTACACAATTAGGAACTGGTCTACCGTTTTCTCCTGGCTTCATTCCTCTTTGTACATATCCATCCCAACAAGGTGCTTGTTTGTTACCTTGATAAGTTTCTGTTGGCATCATTGAATCATCTTGTTTCCCCATTTGAGCATCACCTTCAATTATCATTTAACAATTATAGCACAGTAAATGAGCAGTTTATAGACTACTGCTCAGGTCTATTAGCCACGAAGATTCGACTCCTGCTAACTTTCCTGTCAAAGGAACATCCGTTGTAAAACTTTTTAAAGTCTCATAGCGGAATAGTATATATTATACTACTTAATTTTAATAGATTTAGGCTTCTTTTCTTCAGGAACAACACGAACTACATTAACATGTAGCATACCGTCCTTAAGTTCTGCAGATGTTACTTCCATGTACTCTCCCAGTGCAAAAGATCTTACGAACTTTCTTCCTGCGATACCTTTGTGGACGACCTCTGCATCTGTCACTTCAATAATCTCACCCTTGATAATTAATGTTCCGTTGTCTACTGAAACATCAATATTTTCCTTAGTAAACCCTGCAATAGCAAGTGATAGCCTATATGTGTCTTCATCTAATTTAAGAAGATCATACGGAGGATATGATTGAGAGTTTATTTTGTGTGCATTATTTAGACGGGCAAGGTCTCTGTTAAAGCCAATAAAAAAAGGATCATTAAATAGATCCATTGCAAATTGTGTTACCATTTTATTCCCCTTTCAAGCGAATAATTTAATTCCCCCCATTTGGGCAGGTATATATATTATAGCATAGAAAAACAGGCCAGTCAAATAGACTGACCTGCTAATCTAATTGATTACTTCTTTGCTGCTGCTTTTTTTGCAGGAGCGCTCTTTGCAGTCTTCTTGACTACCTTAGCAGTCTTAACTGCTAAATCTACCTCTTCAACAGATGGCAACTTACCGAATGCCTTGTCGTTAGGATTGAATGCTCTAATTGCAACGGGCACGATAGCGCCTAGCAATGAATAAGCAAGTGTCTTTGGATCAGTTACGCCTGAAGCGTAAAGCGCAATTGCAGCGCCAAGGACTGATCGTCCATAAGATGCAAGCATTGCTTTTAGTTGTGTTGTGTTCATATTATTCCTCCTAGGATATAACGTTTGTTAATTTGAATGCAGCATGATTTGAACCACATCCAAAACCTGTTATTATTGATAATATATTATCTTTCATTTTAATATTCAACAGTCTTAGCGGTTCCTTCTATATCGTTTATATTTCCACGATAAGATGAATCTTTAAAATTAAACCACAAGGTAGAAGAGTATCGGTTTCCAGTATTCTTAAGCACTTCGTGCAAATAGTTTTGATTGCTAGGGAACATAATAAAACTGTTAGCCTTTGGTTTAATTGTTAACTCATGCCAAGGAAAATTTATTTCCCCTCCCTGATAGTCGTCATTAATGTAATATATTACCGCAAAATCCCCTGCTGTATCTACATGCTTATTCATATAAAAATCTGTTTGAAATCTAACTAAATGAACTTCGCCTTTGTTAAAAACACGAAGTTTTACACCATAGTCTTCTTCACATTTCTTAAAAGCAATTCTAAATACTTTGTCTAATATGTCAGCAATTTCGGGCGCCATTCCTTTTTCAGAATTAAAAAATTCAACTCCCCAAGGCTGTTTATGCCATCCATTAACAGTAACCACATAATCAAGTATTTTTTTATGTTCTTCTGTAGATAATACATTTTCTACAGTTTGTATATTACTTACAGAATTTTCTGAGTTAACTTCTATCATTTTTTATCATACCATTCTGCATTTTTATTAAAAGTGGAACCAGTAAATTGAAACCACATTGACGAACTATATCGATTTCCTTCTACAATTTTTTTAACTTCATGCAAATAATTTTCATTTCCAGGAAAAAAGATTAAACTGTTTGGCTTTGGTTTAATGTTTACATTAAGTTCTGGAAAACACAGTTCTCCACCAATGTAATCATCGTTAATATAATATATTGAAGCAACATGATTTGATTCTGCTGAATTAGTATCTACGTGTGGATGCAAAACAAGACCTTTTGCAAATTTAATCAAAGCAATATTCTCTTTTTGAAAATAATTAATATCTACACCGTAAGTCTCTGTAGCATTTTTGTGAACAACTGCAAATATTTTTTCTAACATACTTAAAATATTTGCTGGTAACTGATCCATTGCAACAGTATAGGCATCCCATGGTTCAAGAATCCACAAACTACGATTCAATACATAATCAAGTAAAACCGCATGCTCTTCTTTAGATAAAACATCTTCTATATATTTTATGTTTTCTACAGAGTTTCCTATTTTTTCAACATTCTTTAAATAGATCTCGTCTTTTTCAGAAGGGTTTTTAATCATGTATCTATTTTACCATATTCTTCAGGCAAGAGTTTTTTTAGTTCTTTATATGCCTCTGATATTTTTTTCATAGAGTTATAATTTGGCTGGGATCTCATAATTTCCCCGTATTCATCAAAATATAATATTTCTGGCTCAATATCAGTAATAAACTTATTTAACACAAATTGAGTATCTTCTATATATTTATATGCTATATCTCTTGAATCTGAAATAAATTTTAAAAATGCCTCAGAAGATTCGTCTTTTTTTATTAAATCTGAAGAAGATAACTCAGAAAGTTTTTTAGACAAAACATTTTTATTTATTTCTGATTGAAGCAATCGTTCTGTTATTAAAGAAATTTTTATATTTAAACGCATATTATTAAATAATACAATAACAAAAAATATAGTAAAAATAAAAAATACAAACCACTCTATCATAGTTCTTTGCCACCTTCACGAACTAATAAAACTATAGCGCCATTATCTTCTAATGCCTTTTTTACACGTATCATATACTCTACTGCAGCAATACGATCCTCAACTGTTAACTTCATAAAGTCTGGCTCACTAGCCTTTACAGTAATAAAATTATTATTATCTACCAATGTAAGGTTAAAGTTTTTAGGTGCGTGAATAGATCTAAAGGCTCTTTTCATTTGATCTGTATACATTATTTTCTACCCCATTGTATATAGTTCCATCCACGCTCATGTGCGTAGTAGATGAATATTTTAACTACCGTTTCCCAAAAGGCAATAGTTACAGAAAGACCAGCATTTCTTGTAATAACATAGGCAACAGCAACAGAGGAAAGCGTTCCCCATATGCGATAACTTAATGCCTTGGCAAAAGATCTAGCCCTAGTTACTGTCATCTTTATCTTTCTTCTTAAACATTGCTGCTACCATTCGGTCTTCAGCATCATTTATTGCTTTTCCTGATTTTTCTAATTGTTTAAATACCCAACTGCTTGCGTTTTTCAGTAGCCGAAATAGCATGAATGTCTGCCCCCAAATCTACTTGTTCAATTTTATATCCTACATCACGACCATATACAATGTTGGTAATGTTAGGTAGTCTTAGTACTAATGCACCATCCATAAATTCATCCTTGGCAATGTATCCCTTTACTTGATCAAAAGTTAATGGATCTTTTTCGCTTGTATTATAGGTATTGCGAACTCCAAGCAAAACTTGCTCTGTTCTCTTCCCTGCCTCTTTATAAAGAGCGTGATGTCCTTCATGCCACGGCTGATATCTGCCCAGCATAAGGGTTGTAGGGGCTGTCCAGTCGTGTAACTGGCAAGCAGCAATGATAAGGTCAGCCTCTTCTTCTATAGTCATGCCAGAAAGGATTCTGATATCGCATGACTCTGGATCTTCCCACATCTTATTTGTATCTTCAAATCTTCCAGACTCAATTCTGTCTACCCAAATCAAAATATCTGGTTTGCCAAATGCTGCACGTGTTAGGTCAGTTGGACATACGAAGTCAACTATTACTGGAGCA